TGCACGAATGTCTTTAGCAATTCCTTCGACAGCAGTTGCAGAGCCTTTGCCTATACCCTTAGCGGTATCGGTAACCATAGTCTGTGCTGAGTCTACAGTGCTGGCCAGAATCTCTTGCGATCCATCTACTGCGCCATTAAATGTGTTACATCCCATAAGGGCTAGTGTTGCTAGTGCTAATAAGTATTTCATTTTATTTTCCTTTAAGGCGCTGTAGGCCAGGTTACGTTAGTTGGGAAATCTGTTTGTGTTGAGATGTCTCGCAATGCTGTGCGGTATGTAGCCCAAGAAGCCTTTGTGCTGTCGTCTAACGGACTGTCAGGCATCTGTGTCCAGTCGCATTCTGAAAGCAACTCATCACGATCAAGCCTTACTACCTTAGCTTCTGACTCTATTTCGTCTGCGGTCAAGCTTCTAACTGTCCAGCCTAAAGTCCACACACCATCTATCAATGTAGGCGCATCATTGCTTACTGCTTTTTCATCGTGAGCAGCAGAGGGCTTAGGGCTTACAGTTACACTATAAACACCGTAGTCAGACAGGTCTAAATCCGCTATTGCATCAGGGAAAGATGTGCCTGGGTTGTCTTGCTTTAATTGTCTTGTGCTGTACGGAAAAGTATCTACAGCGTCATTTACTATTTTTACTAACATGCTCTATTCCTTTTAATTAAGATGCTATCCCGCCCAACACAAAGTGGCCGCCATTAAACACAGTGGATGTGCCTACAATTGTATCAGCAAGTGTTACGTTATTGGGGTCAGAATAATCATATACATATATAGAGGAGTCTTCCGATCTAGCTTTGGCAAAAAGCAATTCCCGCGCTGGGTCTACTGCCAAGCTCCTAGAGTTTCCTCCACCAAGATTAACTTCAGAAATAGTGTCTGTAATACTCATAGATGAAGTATTGCTATAATCTACAACCGATAAGCTGTCTAAACATAAACAAAAAAGTAACTCTTTACTTGGGTCAGTTGCCAATACAGTCGGTTGATTTAAGTTTGTCGCGTCAGAAAGGTTACTAATAACCGATAAACTTGCAACATTTGATGTATCTATAACAGCAACCCTATCATTAGCAAAGTGACCAGTAAAAACAAGATCGTTTGTAGTATCTATTGCCAAGCCTCCAGCGGTGGCCATGTTAGTGCTAGAAGTTAAAGTTGTTCTTTCTGACATGCTAGCAGGGTTAGCTATGTTAATAGATGTTAGCCGCCCTCCCGCTTTCATAAATGCAGTGTCTCTAGCAGTGTCTACAACAATTAAATCGCCATTATAAGTAGTAGATAGGCTGCTCGTTATAGACATACTTGCAGGGTTGCTATAATCAACAGCATTGAAGTAGTTGGGGGTCTGACCAGAAACATAAACAGTTTCTGTAGTGGGGTCTGCTGCAACACCTCTTGTAAAATCAAATTTGTCGCTGTCTATAATTGAGTCTGTAATGCTGATATTTGATATGTCGCTAAAATCCACACAGGTTAGTTCGTCCGCGAGTGCATTGCTGTAAAACGCCAAGTCTCTTGTAGAGTCTACGGAACTTGCATAGGCAACATTCAAGCTGGTACTAGCAACATTATCCTCAATTGACATATCATCTACATCAGCAACATTTACAGCCGTTCCATCACTAGCTCCCATCAACACGCCTTTAGTAAACTGGCCTGTAGTTAATGACGATGCTTTACTGAATAATAACTTTTTAGCTACGCTACTCATTATGCCATTGCCTGTCCAGCCGTGAAGCCATAGTAGGTTGTACCGCCATCAATGGTATAGAACACAAAAACATCTACACCGCCACTTGTTGCTGTAAGCGTAGGGGCTGTTCCTCCTGCCCAGTCAACACTAGCAGGCCATGTAATTGTACGGGCTGTAGAGTCCTGAATAACTTTAAGGGTAAAAGCTGTAGCATTTCCTGTAGTTGCTGGGTTGCTGAAGGTGTAAGTTGTAGCACCTGTCAGGGTGTGCGTGAAGTTAGTAGCAGTTGCTAGGTCAATAGTAGTGGATGTGCCTGTGAGCGTTACAGCGTCTTCTGTAATGCCTGCCTTAAACTCAACAACACCATCGGCTGTGATGCGCATACGCTCTTCAATTGCAGTATTGTTATAAGCTGACCCTGATTTTGTATTGAATGTAATAACACCACGCCAATCGTATGAAGAAGCCGCTTGCATACCAATACTGGCTACATAATCTGCTGTTTGTCCACTATCATCACGCATAAAGTAAAAAGGAGTTTCTTGCGATATAGTGCTACTTTTAACTGAAATATTGCCTTCTTGTATTTCTAACTTTTCACTAGGCGAGCTAGTTCCAATACCCACGCGATTGTTTGTTGAGTCAACTGCTAGGGTAGTTGTGTCAACAGTTAGGCCAGCAAAGGCAGGGCTGTCAGTAGTGGCTACGCCTTGGTTAAGAGCTTTAACAGACGCAATAGCTGTTAGTTCGCTGTCCATCAAAGCACCAGCGGCTGTGACGTTAGCTGTGTCTGTAACGTCTGCACTTGCTTCAATACCGTCTAGCTTAGTACCATCAACTGATACGTCCCGGCCATCAACAGTAGAACTTGTAGCCATGACAATGTTATCGCCACTAGATACAGATAGGTCTGTGCCGCCTGTAGTGTTACCAATAGCTAAAGTTTGAGCCAGTGTTTCATTGCCACCAGAACCAGCTACCCAACCAGTATTGCCTGAGCCGGATTCTTTTACATATAAAGAAGTATCTGCACCACCATCAGTTCTCATGTACAACGAGCCGACAGCTGCTGACAGTGTGCCTTCAGGAGCCCCACTTCCTGAGTTAATTGTGGACGCTGTATTGTTTACTTTTAGCGCGTTTCTTACTATCGTCTCGCCATCTATTACTCTAAGCTCTTCATCACCTTGCACAATAATAGAAAAAGCCGCACCAACACCACCTATTTTAACAGGCGTAAACCCTAAGTTATCTTTAAATTCAACAAAAGAACCTGATGCTACTTGAGTGCTTGTGTTTTCAATTTGAAAAATAGCACCTGCTGTTGTGTCATTAAGACTACTGTACTTTAAAATACCTGAGCCTGAGTCTTTAAATACAGTATCGCTTCCGTTATGGAATATTTCAAAATCAGAAGAAGTGCCAAACAAAGCTTTAACATTATCATTGAAGATAACATTGCCAGTAAAGGTAGTCCCAGATGCTGTAACGTAAGACGAAAGATCAGGCGGGGTGTAAGTGAACACACCGTTAGTGTTATTGTAAACTAGGTTAGCTGTGCCAGCAGATGCAACTGTAGCAGAAAGATCAGTTAAGGATATTCCTCCACCACCGCCAGACTGTGCAACCCAAGAGAATGACCCATCGCCATCAGACGCTAATACCTGACCAGACGTTCCGTCACCTGATACATTAAGCTGTGTCGCGCCAATGCCATTATCGGTTACATTAAGAGTTGCAGAGCCGCTAGTAGCACCACCTGACAGGGCGGTCCCAGCTACAACCGCAGTGATGTCGCCTGTGTTTGTTGTATAGCCTGAGTCATTAGTCCACTGGGATATGTTTCCTGATTTATTGGTCAGGGTCTGTGCGCCAGTTAGAGTTGCAACAGTAGAGTCTATGTTCAGTGTGGCAGATCCGCTGGTAGCGCCACCTGATAGACCTGTACCTGCAACTACAGAAGTAATATCACCAGCGTTAGTAGTGTACCCAGAATCATTAGTCCACTGAGATATGTTGCCAGACTTGTTAGTGAATGTCGTAACGCTACTAGGAGTAACAAGAATATTAGGGTCATAATCAACTACATTTACATCACCAGTAATATCGTCAAACCTCAGAATCTTGCCTTGCCTAGCCGATATGCTAGGAATAACCATCGCCCCAGATGAAAGAACATCTGCCTCTGGTGCTGTGATGGCCCTAGATAGAGAGGTTTCCTGTTGATTGGTGGCTATCCACAAACGGTCAAAGTCTCCATTAACATCTGAAGCCAGGAATGCACCGTTGTTCTGGTAGTCTGCATCCCGATCTAACTCCATATCACCAATGAGGCTCACAGTTATGCCAGCACTAATACCTGCATTAAGGGTTACATTCCCGCCTGTCGGACTGTTAACGCCAGACACCGTATAATCACTTGTAAGCGTCTTAACAACGCCACCAACGATTACCTTAATGTCAGACTCTGTTACGATCTTAAACGAATAAGCGAATACAAGCTGGCCGCCAGTAGAGGTGTAGTCGTTGCGAGTTGGATTAGATGTTACTGTCATAATGACCTCTTAAAATTTTTTCAATTATACTATTTTTTGCCATTAATTGCGCTTAACCTTTTGGCGAGCTTTTCGTTTGCTTGGCGGGCTAGGCGCAACTTTGTTTTCCTTCTCAACTCAATGGATTTTGACTTTTGTTCTGGTGTCATATACATATTAGCCCTAATTTTTTTGATTGCTTTATTCTGACGCGATATACTTTTTGCTGCTCTGTTTAAAAAATAATAACTTCTAAGAAAAGTTTTGTTTTTTTCCTTGAATGCAGCTTTTTTCTTGCGATTAGTTAAATTATCAAAACCTCTCTTTGCTTGAGTAGACTCGTTAAGAGCCTCGTAAAAAGCAGACAGGCTTTCAGAAGAACCCGCATAAGGGTCAACAGTAAATGACTTATATATGCTGGAAACGTCTTCATGCTTGGGCGTTTGTGGAAGCTTATCTCCGTTAAATTTGTTCACCTCATTGATAAGAAAATCCCCAGCACCTAAAACATAGTTTGCAGAGGTCGCAAGAGATCCTTTCATCGCACTTTCTATTAACGCGGGAGAATATTCTAGCTTCTCCCCTAATAGCTTTGCAGTCTCTGAGGTGTAGTCAGTAAACCTTTGCTCCGGTGGTAAATCATCCATGAACTCTGGGTATATCCTTCTGTCCCGAAAGAAGTCATATTTAGAAAGCTGCTCAACAGCCACCTTAATCGGTGGAGGCAATACTCCTGACGCATTAGCGATAGGAGAAAAGCTTCCATACATTCCTGCAAGGACTTCCATGAACATCTCCTCGCCATCGTCATTACCACTGCCATCGCTCCAAACCATAAACCGTTCTGGCATAGATCCAAAAGCATAGCCAATACCAAACGGCTTTGGTATTCGCACCCAAGTATCATCTTTCTTAAACACCCAGAATAGATCTCTTTGCCACTGCGGAATCTCTAGGTATTCCTTTTTCTCTTCATCAGGTGCTAGGTATAAGTAATAGCCGGTTATCATAACGCTAGGAAGGGTTACTGTCCCTGCGCTCCACATCACAAAAGCTTTTGGGTTCTCTTGGAAGCGACGAATTGTTTTATCTGTACCTTGAATAGAAGCGTTAAAAAACGGAATGTATTTGTTTATTCGTTTGGCTGAGCTACCACCACGGTTAAAGTCAATACTGGCATCTCTGGAAGCCATCCCAGCATCAGCATCACTAAGCCCTTTTCTTTTTGCTGCAATAAAAGTTCCGATTCGTACAGAATGTTCTGCATACTGCCCTAATGTATCAAATGGCAACAATGGATTTTTTAAAGTCTTAACAAGCCTGCCATCTTTATCGAGCAATGTTTTTACAGCTTTAGCCGCGCCATCATTACGCATGTCCATGTAGTAGCTCATAGCTCCGCCAGAACGCATCCACTCGTCATACACCTCTGTTTTCCCTACCCTGTGCAGCAATCCCTTGACCACATCAATTGGCGTAGGTCGGCCTTCCGCCAGAACTAAAGAGCCGAGTGTATCTCTAATAAAGTTTCGAGCAATAAAGTCAGGCACTATAGTTGCGCCTCTCCTTAGTACGCGAGCAGGAGCCTGCAACAGCCAAGTTACACCCGTAATAATCTCAGGCTGGAAAGTCTCCATAGATTTCGTAATAAACGGATCTACTTTGTACATCCTGCGTTTACCATTAACCATTACATCGAATACATTTCTTGGCCTAGCTTTTCTGGGATCATCTTTCCATCTTTGTATGTATTCAGGCATTGTGCTTTCCAAAGATACAAGCTCAGTCATTATGTTGTTTTGAGCGGCAACATCTGCAATCCTAAATGTGTTTCTAAAAATAGACTCTATAGGATCAACTATTTCTTTATCAGAACCTTTAATTTTTTTAATTACTGAAGCCGCTCTACCTTCAAACTTAACTTTTTGTCCAGCATCCTCACCAAGATTTGAGTCAAGCACTCTCTTCATTGGAATGTAATTAGGGTTTAGTTTCTTTATGTCTAAATATGCTTCATTAGACAATGAGCCAGAGGATACCAGAAGCCTAAGCATTCTATCTTGGAACCCGTATATTTCTTCAGCAGTCGTCTCGAAAACCTCAAATTCATTGCCATATTTTATATTGAGTTCAATTAACGTGTTTACAGCATCTCGTGCCTGGTCTTCAGATATCTCTACATCTTCTCTGCCAGCCAAGTCTTCAGTTACTCGTCTAGCAATTAAATAATCTTTTAGGTCTTTTTCTCTTTGTTTCGAGTTAGATTCTGACTCAATAATCTGACCGTCAAAATCATCTAATATACTTTTTAACCCGCGACCCGTAAGTACAGTTTTTCCTTTACGGTTAATAATAAATGTGTTTTTTGTTAAAGCTTGAATAGCGTGACCAGTTACGCCTGAATATAAGCGAACAAACCTATTTAAAAGATTTTCCTGCCCTCTTTTTGCCGCCTCCTTGCCAACATCAACCAAAGCCCCCAAGTCATCTACCCACTCATAGTAGTGGGGACTAAAGATGCTTTCTGATTCAGATACAGTTTGCTCAATTAGTGATTGATCTTCAGCAAGCAAAGGGGTTTCTACTGCTGTTTCTTCTACTGTTGTTTCTTCTACTGCTGTTTCTTCAAGCGGTGTGTATCGAGTAGGAACAATAATCTTTATGTCTTCAAGGTCGATAAGCGCGTCATCTGTTTTATTGTCAGACTCAATAGCAGCCTTAGTATCAAGCTCCACTTCTTCCTGTATTTGCTGCTCTTCTGGCGTTAAATCAACTTCCCCGTCATACGGCTTGTCTGCCTCAAGTAAAGCTTTGTCTATTAATTCTATCTGCTGAGAGTCAGAAACCAGCTGATCATCGTTAAACTGCTCACCCATAACTTCAGCAATAGACTCTTGAGAAACCAAATCTTGAAAATCAAAAACCGTTACAAGATCAGGCTCTACAACTACATCACTGCTAGTGTCGAGAGTTAACTCTTTGTCAACAATGGCATCAACCTCAGACGATGACAGAGCCTCTACAGCATCCATAGCTTCCATAGGAGGCATGCCGCGCTCTATGAGTATATTTACAGCAACACTAGAGCCAGCCTTAGCACTGCCTACTGTAGCAATCAACCCAGCTTCAAGGAGCAACTGCTCAGCATCTGGTGTTATCCCCTGCAAAACATCGTCCATCGTATAACCTTCAGTTAATACAAGGTCTACTGTTTCTCTTAAAATGTCAGCAACTCTTTCCTCACCAAGCTCTAACAGCATTCCATTCCATCCAGCTTTGGTAAACATTTCGTTTATGGATGCGTTTGGCTTTGCCTTTTGGTAAGCTTTAAATAACCCAGTTTTTAACTTTGTTGGCAATTTATTGGCGGCTATCATTGAGGACTTTTTCAAAGCCGACGTAACTTTTATTCCAGGCTTTGTTTTTAATAACTTAGTAGCCCCTATTCCTGATAACTCAGCGGCAACTTCAGCACTAACATAACCAAATGCTTTTAATGCGCTAGTTGCTGGAGCCTCTTTAGCCTCATTAATAATAACTCGACCAGTATCTGTTACTTCCCATTCACCATTAAGTCGCAAGTTACCGTAATGCTTTGCGCCTTGAGACGGCATTAATAAAGCAGATTGCGCTGCAACTCTAGCGGTTGCCCCAGCCACGGCTCTTTTCTTAGAAACTTCCACAGCGCCTTTTGTAATTGCAGTTTGCGCTGCCTTCCCGTAACCACCCGTAGCCAGAAACTCAACCATAAAGGCTGGCATTTGACCGCCATAGTAAGCAAACTTACCGCCAAAAGTCATGCCTCGAACATCCATCTCAACAACATTGTCTACGTAATCATTAAGCTTTTTAGAATCAGCGTCTGAAACTAATTCACCTTTTTTTAATTTTTCGCTAATTGACAATATCTCTAAAGCGTCATAACCCTGCACAAAACCACCGCCAGGAATAATTTCAGACCAACTTGTAAAGTCGCCAGTTTCCCCAAAACCAATGGGATTACTTAGCCATCCGTCAACTACTTCATCACCATATCTCTGCCTAGCAAAGTTTATAGTTTGCTGTTTTTCTGCCTCACGATTCTCTAGTAGCGCCAAAGCTTCGGGGCTTTCTGTTTTAGGATTAATGTTTTTATTCACGGCTTCTGCGTTCATTTCAGATACTAAGCCAGCCTGCATTCTTATTCGAGCAAGCTTTAAATTAAACTCTTCTCGCCTCTGATATATGCCGCCCTCTTCAAACTCTTTTCCTTTGGGGATGCCTGTGATGGTAGGTATGACATCAGGGGTCAGGCGGTCTTTAGCCCATGCGTTTATATTAGGAAATTGCCCTTTGCCTACCTGAGAAAATGCTTCGTAATCAGCACGAGTAAGATTTTCCATAGTATTGAGCTGATCAAGATAATCAGACTCAACTTGAGAAAGTTCTTTTGTAACTTGTTCTTGATCCATTACTCATGCCTTATCATTGCGTGTTTAGAAATAATGCTGTTGCTCTTTTCTGTTCTTCCAAGTACTCGTTTCGGACTTCATTGGAAACTTTTATTGCCAGTTGTTGTTTGATATCGTTAATCTCTGTATCATTTTTTCCGTCTAAGTTATCGTTTATCAAAGACTGCAACCTTGTGTTATTATTAGCCTCTGACATTAAACGCTGCATTGCAGTGCCAATATATATTTTAGGTATACCTGAGTTTTGAAATTCATTATAATTCGCTTGAAAGGCTTCAGCCTCTCTTGTTGCTTCCGCGACGTTTTTGCTAGTAGTTGATCTTATGGAGTTTAAAAGGGCATTGCCAGAACTAAACTTGTACTTTCCATCTGCAACATCTACTGCAATAAATCTTTTCAGATCTTCAATGCCTTGCGTAAACTCAGATGCCGTTATTTCGCTATTATTATAATCAAAAAGTAACCCATACATCTGAGAATACCTATCATTCAAATCTTCTCTATTGTCTAATACATTAATTTTGCTTTCTGCTGTCATCATTGAAACCAGAAGCCTAGCATCAGTATCACTAATTTGCCTGTTAGCTGATTGAGATTTAATTGTAAAAATCCTCTCATCTACTGGAACTTTTGTATCTTGAGCAATTAACAAAGCAGCATCATAGTTTTCAGCCTGACGTATTTTATTTTCAAAGTCTTGCCTTCTTTCCTGATCAAGTTGCACCTGCTTATATTCGTTAACATTGGCTTTAAGCGTTGCAATAATGTTTTTCTTTTTATCCTGTGTAATAGAGATTTTCTTTGTATTATCACTTGGATCAACAATTACAATGTCTCTATCTTTCGAAATATCTTTAATGCTTTGTTCAGCTAATGCAACTCTTTGTTGGGGCGACAATGGATTGCCATCTTGATCAGTTAAGCTTTGATTATTAAGTAGATCGTCCATAGCACCAATAGCATTATTTTCAGCAATTGCGTCTACTACCTTTGCCATATTGTTTGCATACTGGGCAGGGGTTATACCTTTGCTCTCTAATAAATCCTGATAATTTCGTGCAAGGTTTCCAAAAAACACACTAACAGCGGCATCGTCTTGAACTAAAGCGGCAGATTCCACCTTTTTAAATAACTCATCAGATGCTAATTCCAATTTGGTTTTTGTCTGAATTTCTTGCTTAGCTAAATAAGACTTGCTAATTCTTTTGTTAGACAAGCCAATTATGTTTCTAACAAATTCTTCTTGTTGCTGTTGAACGGGTATGGGGACGGATTTAGATAAACCCTCTATAAGATTGTTAGATGCTTCAGCAAAACCTAAAGGGTCATCAGCAAACTCAATTTCAAGATCGTCTACTTGCTCTATAAATTTAGCTTCAGATTCCGCCATAAAAGAATTAATTGCAGCTTTATTGCGTGTAGCGCCTCCAAAACCAAACGTACTGCTAAGTTCTAATTCGCCAGTCTCCGCTGCTTTAACACCTGCAATAGCACCCTCTTCTACAGCCTGCTCTTCGCGGATGCGTTTAGCCTGGGACAAAGCTAATCCACCCACATCCTCGGCAATGCCAGCTAACTGCTTAAACTTGTTAGCTTGAGACATATCTACCGGAGCTGGAGTAAACCTGCCATAAAATCCAATACGTTCGCGTTTAGCCATTATTACAATTCCTTATTGCGTGTCTATCTTATATGTTCTGCCGATATCTACAGCACCGCCAAGAAGTGTTGCCGCAGCTTGCACATTACCTAGTGATGCAGCTGTATCACCTGCACGTTTAAGCTGTCTTTGGCTAAGCCTTTCACTTAAAGCAATGGTTCCCTCGCTGGCACTGATATTCTCAGCAATGGATTCTCCTAATGCTTGGGGACTGCCCTCCATAGCAATGCCTGACTGAGCCATAGCTACTAAGTTTTTAGACAAAGTTTCAGCCAGTTCCTGCTGCCTCTGCAAAGCGTTCGCTTCCGCTGCAAGCTTTTCTTGCTTGGCTCTTTCCTTTAACGCTATCTCCTCAGCCTTGCCTGCTGCTCTTTGTGCTGATGCGCTTCCAACAACGGAAACAGCTGATATAACAGCGGCTGTAAGTGCAAATGTCATCTATATATCCTCTGGCTCTAATAAAAGCCTTTCTATTTCATCTAAGTCGGTCAGGGTCGTGGGGTGAAACGACATAATCACACAATCTGTTTCAGCATATATCACACGCTTTGTTCCAGGCAACGTCTCTCCCATATACGGAGCAGAAACTTCTTCATTGCCTGACGTTGTTGCTATTCTGCATTTGCCGCGCACTACCGTAAAAAAATGCGTTGTCTTATGTGTTGCACCTACTAGGCATACCCCAGCAGGAATAAACAGCTCTCTGGCATACATTCCGTCAGTAAAGTGGTGGCGGGTTTCCAGCTCAGCCTGCTTTACGTTAAGCATCATGCTCTGCAATTTTTTAATATCACTTAACTGCGCGACTTCATTCACGACGACTCTACCTCATACTCAATGGCTTGAAGGTGGAATGGAGCAGGATTTGGAGATGTAATTTCAGGCTGCACATCAATACCCCAACCCTTGCCACCATGATTATCTTCAATAATACCAGTTTGCTTAGGGAATGGGTTGTTTAAAGGGCTGTTAGACGCATCACCGAACGATCTAACGGGCACTGTGTTTCCATCAATAGTAACACCAGAACTTTCGTAAACGCGCAGATTCATGCGTACAATGCGTTTATCGCGCATCACGTTAACACCTGATCCTGCATTAGTAGCAATTGGCATTCCTTTAACTGTAGGTACAAAGTTTAACCCGACCTCTAACTCATTGTAATCAGCTTCATCAGCCGTAATGCTAATCAATCCACTCGATACTGTTTTAGTGCCGAGGTATGTTCCATCTCCAACCAGAGACACCTCTTTGCCTTCAAGGTGATCTAAGCCTGATAAAAAGCCAGCAGAAGGGTTTACGTAAAGTACAGCCGAGTCAGTAAGCCTATCAAAGTCCCACTCCTCGATAGCAGTTACATATCCTGCTAATGCTCTTTGCGTCACAAAGTATATTTTGTTGCCGACTACTGATGCGCTAATAATCTTATCTAAAGATTCATCTGGGCGCTTATGAGTCCACTTAGTGTAGCCGTTAATATTTTGCGACCTAAGAGTGTTTAATATTGCTGCGCTGCCATCTTTATTAATAATAACAACATAGTTGGCATCCAAATCTGATGTTCCAGGCAATACAGCAAGATCAACAGGATCATCAAGCAGGTGCGAGGACATAACGGAAATATCATTTGACTGAAATGCGTCTTCATTAAAGTTATATAAATACTGTCGTAAGGTCTTGCCGTTCTCGTCAATAAATAAACTAGCGCCATCGAGAGATTTAACCTCAATGTAAGACGACCCATGCTGTGACTGAGACTGTATACTAATATCTACAGGTGTTGATCCTGTAACTGAGAACTCTCCACCAGCGCAGAAAAGTTGCAATCCTCGTTGCGGCATTACATCAATGATCTCAGTAAACTCTCTTGCAGACAGGGTGACAAATATAGCTTCGTCTGCCGCTGCGTCTTCAATGAAGTAATCAAAGAAGTTGCCGATTCTGGAAGCAAACAAAGACTGCGGTTTGTCCCTAGTCCCGCCAAGCCATAAACGACCCTCAAAGAAAGCGCCTAGTCTCGGATAGCCACGATTAACCGATGTTGTAACACCATCAATAATATTGTCATGGACACCCCACACAGGCTCTGTACGCTTTCTTCCTGACGTTACTTTAGTGCATATAATCGAGTGATTCGCTGCTTCATCTGAAGTTTGAAATGCAGTGAACTGGAGGTAGTCATTTGCAGACTCACCATCCATTGTAATTTGCCATGTATCTGCTACAGAGAAGATTACCTCTATACCAGTATCTCCAAACTTAGGCATGCTTTGCAATGCTTCCTGTATATTAAAGGCAGTAGTAAGCGCAGCATCTGTACTTCCTCCTGCGGCATAAGTAATGTTTCTACTTAAAACTCCTTCAACATCAATTTGAAACTGCATTCCTACAGTGTGGCCGTTATCAAAGGTAATGGTTTGCACAGCAGCGACAGGTGTTGGGCTACTGGTGTCATTAAAATCATACTCTGGGATATTCGCATAAGGCACGTTTGACACGTTCCATTCCCCATCTTGCTTAAAGATACGAATAGATGGATGTTCCTCATGGAACAATATGATTACGCCTTCAGTGTTAGCGTCTCTAACGTCTGGTATTTGTTGGTTAGTGTATGGGATTCTAATATCTGCATCATGCGAAAGCTGCCCACCGCTTGCGCTGTAAATTCTCAAGTTTCCATCTGTCATTACAAGAAGATACTTTTCTGTTCTTGATACAGACAGATCAAAGGTTTTAGTGTTGTTGTACTGGCTTGGAGCGTAAGTAGTAAACAAATTAAACTGAGCAATTCTAAGTTTAGCTGCTCCGAGATCAGTGCTGCCAACTCTAGCTAGTCGATAGTATTGATAGTTTACATCCACACCAAATCGGTATGTGCGCGGAGTAGTATCGACCAAAGGAATGCTATCAATAGTAGTCCAAGTAGCGTCATCATTTGACCCCTGAACTTTAAACTGTGTAGAGGAAGATCCAGACCCACCAGCAAACAGGCTAATGTTCACCACATCAATAAACTTAACAGCCAAGCCAGTTTGATCACCAGCATACTTAGCAACAACATAGGGGTTTGTTGTCCCTATTGCCGTATCGCCTTCAGTAGTTACTTCGTCATTGGTTGTTGGGCCGTAGTTCAGTATCGAAGCAGATATGCCAGACGCAGTCGTAATGGTTAGGTTAGAACCAGAGGTGCTTCTAAAGTTTAAAGATGCTTCTGCTGTAGCTTGATACCTTGTTCCAGGTCTACGCTTAACTCCACCCTGAGGGACAATAACTACATTCTCGGCAGTTTCTAAGCCAAAGTAATACTGCTCAAGGTCAGTGCGACCTTTAAGGAAAGGGGATAGCTCACCAGATGTAAAATTGGATTGTAAGTATCTGCTCTTAGCCATTTATACGCTCATATCTAAAATTGCAGATTTAAAACCTTACGTCTATAAATGGCCTGTCTGCAATAGGGGTTATAGGGTGTTGCTGTGCATCAGCGTAACGCGCCATCCTTGACTGAATAACGTATTCATTTGCCATTTCTTGTTTAGAAGAACTGCTGTCTCTAATAGGTATGGCAAAGTCTTTAGCTAATGCGTACTCAATCATCTTAGAAAAATACGGTGGCCAATTACTTTCATCTGTGTCGGCAATATAATCACAATAAAGCGTGTCACTGTAGTTACAATATACCTGCCCGTTCAAAACATTGTATGGAATACTGGGGTTCAACTTAATTAAAACCATCATGTCAGAAGGCAATTGGTACTTTGAAGAATACTCAGTTCCTACAGGGCCAGTGTACCACTTGCTTAGCTGTGCTTTTTGACGAGCAAATCCCCATCGGTACTTTGATAGTTCATTTTGCACAATGTTGTCGTACAGGTTATTAGCAACAACTTTTGGGCGTTCGTTACCCACCAAGTCATTAACAGGCAAGTCACCTATCAAAATAAGCGCGTTATTAATTAGTTGAATCTTGCTAGTCATAGAATACCTTTATAAAAAAAGGGGGGCGAACCCCCCTTCTAAACTTACTAATTAAGCAGTTTTGTCGTACTGGACTTTAACCAGACCACCTTCGTCGCGAACAACAGAGCCAGCTTTCAGCATGCCGTTACACAACCAAGAAGTCTTCTGAGCAACCCAGTCGATGCTGGTCTTCATGTCGATACCAACTGCAAGACCTACAGCGGGCTTCTGGAAGAACCAAGAATCAACGATGTTAGCAGCTTCTTCAAGACCGCCTTCAGCGCGAGTTTCAATAACGATAAACTTGAAACCAGCCAGAGTGTCGATCTCACCACTTACCAGAGCTTTAATAGCCTGATAGTCAGCAGAAGTTGCTTTCTCGTCAGCCAACAGACCGCCAAGACCTTGCGCTTCAATAGCAGCAAACAACTCAGTGTTAGGAACACCCTGATCACGGAGTGCAACCTGGGCATCAATAACTTTAGCCATAGTCAGGTTAGCGCCACCAGCAGCAATAGTAGAAGCTGTAGGAGTAGAAGCGTCCATTGCGTCAATAACGAGCTGATCGCAACGACGACCCAAAGCACCAGCGATGGTGTGAGCCAGTTCCTGCTTCTCGTCAAAGTTTACTTCTTGAGCATCAAAGATGTCAGTGTACTCAGGAGCATTCCAGTTAGCCAAAGTGGCAGTTTTGAAAGCGTGAGTTACACCCATTGGCGTTACGTCTACTGAACTAGCTTTTTGATTAGCAAGACCTTTGCCCATCAAACGGAACTTGTAAGTATCACCAACTACGTTGTTACGGAGGGTTACTGCATTTTTTAACAGGCCAGCGTTTGCATAAGCATGCTTGACCATACTGTCAAACTCTGTGACAGCTACTGCGGATAGATTAGTACTCATAGTATTTTCCTCGAAAAAGAGTAATCTTAATAAAATATTTTCAAGGTCTTAGCTGAGTACCCAGTAAATTGGTCAGCATTCAACCTAAATTTACTGGGCCTTAAAAGAAAGGGTGTCCAGTGCATTGATTATACACCTTTCACCCTATTGACATCAACCAACAGTACGGCTATATGGCTTGTCTCCACCAAACTCTCGCATCATATTCTGAATTTTGAGTTCGTGATCTCGACTTACACTTCTCAACATATTGCCATTATCGTCTTTTCTAAACATCTCAGTTTCGATATCTGCCCATGTCATTCCTGTAGGACTTTCTCCACCATCAATAGGAAGTTTCTTGGGTGCAGTAGCGCCAACAAGCATCTCAATCAGTTCAACACTGTCAGCAGTAGTTACAAGATCACGCGCCTTCTCATAAGTTTCTGCGTCTAGGTTATTTTTCATAAACCCTTCAACAGATTTAATTCGCTGCTGAGCATTGTCGCCTAGTCGTGACAACTCTTGCTCCTGCGTGACGGTAGCTACCGATTGCTCTTGAGCAACCAGCAAATCCCATGCCCGACCAAATGCGTCTTGAGACATATTCGTGTCTTGGGCAAAAGCAGTTAACTCTTCAAGAAGCGCATCACCCGACTCAACACCTTCTGGAGCAGTGTATCCATCTTTCGGTGCGCCTTTAAAACCACCAAACTTCTTTTCTAACTCAGTATATGCTTTAGCCTGGTCTGCTACGGACTTATATTTTGATCCGTTGTACCACTCTGGTGCTTCACCTGTACCTTTAATTCCCTCGGAAAGAAAGTACTCACCTTCCGAAAGAGTAGGGGATGACTCATCTAGCAGGGTATCGCTTGTTTGCTCTTCAACTGCGGCCTGTTCTTCACTCATATTTATCTCCAACGTAAATCAAACACTTGATTGTCCTTTGCAGGAACTTGGTAGTGCAAATTTATATCAACAATATCTTTTTGTCCATTGATATGTGCAATATCATTAACGCTTAGCCAGTCAGCATGGCGTTCCTTTTGGTAACACCTAAACGCTTTTAGCTTATTCACATACTCGAACTTGGTAATCTTGTGCTTCTTGGCTATTTTTTCTAGCCATTCCATGTCAAACCCTAGTGTAACGATCTCATCTTTATGCTCATCAGCAATCATCACTTCTAATTTTGGGGCTGGCACTGGCTTTTTAGCGGGAGCCTTAGCCCGCTTTTTAGGTTTAGTAGTCATACTATCTCCGCTTGTTGGAGTTGATTGATAAGAAACTTAACGACCCCCGCCTCACCATTATGATATGCGGCTTCATAGTCTATATTAGATGATGAAAAAGAAGTGTTGTTATCGTAGATAAAACGCTTAGATAGGTCAGCCAAGACTCGCGCACCATCTTCTGATGTTAAACACCGATGGTACGCTTTAGCCAGTTCTGATATTTGTTGGCGTTTCTTGTTGTTTTGCTTAGTTGCGGCCTCAGGGTCAACTGAAGCCTTATCTATTTCTGTCCAACTCATTGCTGTATGGGCGGTTTAGCCTGTACGTCCATTCCGGCTTGTGCCGCCTCTGCTCCTGCACGAATAATGGTTTCTTTTTCTAGCTGATTACGTACAAGTTCAGCAGGCATACCTGTCTTCTCTGCTGCCCATGTACCAAAATCTTCTAGCTTGAAAGCCATCTTAGCCTGATCTGGCCCTGCTGTCTGCAATACAAACGACACAGCCTGTTGCACATTGAGTATGTCTTCACCATCCTGCGACTTAGCAAGAGGCGAGGTAAACTTAATAGCAACATCACGCCCACCAATCTCAATAGGCTGCAAAAGACCGCGACGAGTCAGGATATAAACAACACGCTTTAGAATTGGTATTAATACTTCAGTCTGCAAACGACCAAATGCAGAACCAATTCGCTTAGCCAGTTCCCGTGACTCGATAGCAACCTCTGTAGCACTACGCACAGCACCATTAGGGTCACGCAAGTCGTTAAACAACGCTTTCTTAATAGACATTTGTAGTTCAGATGCAACAAACTGCGATAATTGCAGACTTGCACCAGTATCTAGTCGCTGTATTGAAGGGTTAGCTGAGTTGTTAGAACCAACTGGAATAACCACGCCTGGGCTTATAGCAATATTGTAGGGGTTAGTTACGCCATCATCAGTTGCAGTGTACATACCAGCCAAATCAATAGCGGCTTTCTGTAGTGAAAACTCTTTAACTTTATTTAGAGAGCGAACATCAGGCAATGCTTGCAATGCAGGGCCACGACCTCGGATCTCGCCAGACACTTTAGAGTATCGACCAGTTACCCAGGGGCTAGATGTGCCATAGTCTTCTGTCCAGCTAATATGGTCTTCACCCTCAACCCACAAACAGCCATAATAAGACTTAGTTTT